AATCCCACTATATCGTCTATAAACATTAAGTCTTCTATCGGGGTGCCATCGTCAACACCCGGCACATCCACTGTATGCCCAATGGTAGCATCTATTAGTTCCGACGTTTCAGATGCCGGGACATCTCCTTCAAGTATATCCTTTATTAACTCCCATCCTACCGTTATCTTATGCTCCTTCAGACTTTCTGGAACAGAAGGATAATAAGGATAGGCCACATCAGCAGTTTCACCTTTTCTTTCATAGAAGTGGTCTCCATCAGCTCCTCCGCTATACCAATCATAGGTAGGATACATATAGTGAAATCCTTCTACATCAGGTAGAAAAGGAGGAGAGAATGTACCGGCAGATTCGGGCGCGACTACTGAAAAGCCTGGGCCTTTCCATGGTGGGACAGAGACTCCTCGAAACCTATTTACATAAGGTATGATCCCAGGATTGCTTGATCGCGCACGGGCCTCGGGACTTCCTGTATCATAGTCAGCTGCTATTAAACCTGGGGCTAGTGGTATTTCCATTACTGCATCCTCTGCTTGATATCTTTTGTTATGATGTCATACGAGTGCTTCCAATCCTTCAGCTTCCTCGTCATTCCTTTCCTGGTCCACGCCTCTAGCGAAGAGCATTCATTGTTTACAGCATAGCCTTCTAGCATGGGTAAGAAGTCGTACCATATATCCATATCCTTTCCTGAAAGAGTAATAACTCTGACTATCTTCTTTCTGGGATAGGTAATGATCTCTGTTATCATGCAGGCTATGATCTCGTTGTTCTTCATGGCTACCCACATTCTGAGGTCGCCAGTGTCGAGATGCTTTATCAGGTCTTCTGCCTCTAGCTCTCCTTCTGAATGCTTTAGAGCTTTGTTGAGGAGTGGTAGTGCGTCGTCCCAGACGTAGGTTATGTCTTCCGGGTTGACAAGAGCGACCTTACACTGCCTGCTTGGGGTGGTTTCGGCCTGGAGTTCTGTTACAAGTTTACCCATGATGTTCCGTTGTAAAAGTAGATTCCTTCTCCTGATCCTGGATTCCAATCGGTGCCGTCTGCGTAGCGTACATCCCCATTCCTTGGTTTGGTCGGCTCGATGTGGGTTCGTTCAAGACGGAAGATGGATTGGTTAAGTATGATGTTGCCGAGTCTTTTCAGCTCTGTGACAAGATACCCGCCAAGGTCTTCTACCTGTTCTGGTAGCGGTCCTGGCTCATACCTGACTACACTCTTCTCTACTCGATCTGCATAAGTAGCCACTATGTGTAACTCCTCGATCCTCTCCTGCCTGCGTCCTCCACTTCATGGTATAACCATCCAGTTCCCAGTTCATATCTGTAGTAGACTCAAAGCGTACACCGTACAGCTTGCCAGTTCCTCGTATCGAAACTTTAGCTTGGGAGTCGGGATTGAAGGTCACTGGAGAACTCCAACTCACACCGTCCTGTGTGCTCATCTGAGTACCCAGGTACACGTTGATCTCGTTGGTACTGTTGATGGACATCTTCGGCCAGATAGAGCTGATACGCTTTACTGTGGTATGGTCAGGTTGCCCACTCGCATTCAATGTAATACCAGTCCTCTCTATAAAGGACACCATGTCTGTAGTATCCTCCTGATTGCCTGACCTGTCTCTGTAGAGCTTCGTATTACTGGGATCAACAAACAATAACACCTTATCCTGAAGGTCATAACTCATTGTCCACGGGCCTGCTATTGTGGACCATGGATTAGTTGCCGAAGCCCAACTTGAAGAGGTGGTTGGGTTTCCTACGTTCCCATAACCCATGTGGGCAACGTCTGGGAGGTCTCTGATTACAAAGGTGTTCGTTATGTAGTTCCACACCACAGCTCTGTCAGGTTGGTTTGTCGGCGCACCGTCTGAGGTGAAGCAGAATAGTATCTCTGTTCGTCCATAGTCAGCCGCAACAAAACATTTATTGACCTGCGCTCCATCTATCTCTGTGAAGACATACTCTTTCAATTTCTGTGGCAGGATTGGTTTCAGCCTCTGGCCATCGTTGATATAGAAGTTGCCTTTACCAAAGATCGCATGACCACCATCAAACTCTGCTACGCAGTTCTTGGCTATCGCTCCAATCGTGGGAGATAGCTGCCGAAAGGAAAAGATGAAAGGAGTTCCGACATAACTCATGGAGTAGGTCGCGTCTTCCTTGTAAATCATAAACGTGTCTCTCAACTGGAGACCGTCTAATATATCGCCTTTCGTATCTGCTAGTTCAAATTCACCCGCATCGACCGTACTGGTTGTCTCATTCCAGGAGGATGGCACAGACTGTAAGCCTGCCTCCGTACTCCACTTGACCAACCGAGGATAGTTGACACCACCCCTCTTTACGTTCAATCCCACCAGGAACGAGCGGAATGCTCGCATGGATTTTACATAGACATTGACAAATGCAGGAGCATCGTCTAAATGAGTGGCAGCAGTAGTGCCATTCTCTCCTCTGCCTATGCCTGTAAATTTAGTAGCTGTCTTACCAGTATAGGATATGTCCTCACTGTCAACGGTAAAGGTTCCGGAGGTCGGGAAGTCAGTTGTCGAGTCTACAACAATCTCATCAGGACTGGGAACTCCTGTACCTGTGATCGCACCATCCAGTAAGGTGAGGCTCGGCCAGTTGGCTAAATCCTGCATCAGAGTGGAGGATAACGGTACACCGTTTGTCAAGGCCCAGTATTGGGGTTTGTCGTAGTTGTTGGTCAGGACCAGTACACCACCGATAATGGTAGAGGTCCAGGTCTCGTCAGCCGTAGCTGAGTAGGCTCCGCTAGACCTTGTGATATCGTACCACTTGGTCGCTCTCGTTACGGTAGCGTCATCGGAATGGCTGTCAGGACTCGTACTGTCTGCGCCTCTACTACACGTTGTGAAGGTAGTGGAGGTCTTTCCTGTATACGATATATTCTCAGAACCTATCGTAATAGTACCGACAGATTCAAACCCAACAGTGCTGTCTACAGTTATAGTTGCAACACTGTCATTTATACCACCATTAAGAAGAGTACTAGAATTAGTATTATCATAAGCGTAGATCGCTGACAAACCGCACACTATCCAGAATTCTGGCATTCCAAGAGTGAGCTGTATAAGGTGGTAGGGTGCGACAGGACAGGTTGCCATAACCTCAGAGTAACCTGGGGTCTTCATTATGGAGCCTTCTTCTGTCTTTACATTATTACCATTGCTCCATACGTTAGGTTGTAACTGCCATGGAGATGTCTCCTTGACAATGCCTACCTCTCCAACTTTATCTATGGCAATATACGCCACTATTATTCCTCTTCAGGCTCCACATAGTTGGGATCATTCGGCCATTCCTTATCCTTGGCATCCCATTCTTTCATACCGTCAAGGTCCGTGATGTCGGCGATCTCTTCTTCAAGAGCATTGCCGTGATCTCTGATCGCTCCTCTCCAGGTCTTCCAGTCTCCCGCTATATCCTTATAGCCTTCTTCTTCCCGAATAATCATCCAGTCGCTTGACTTGAGGTGACCCGCAACCTGTGATTTGATCGTGTCGATCCTCTGCTCCTTGAGAGTCTCTACATCTCTAGGAGTTCCGGTATAAGAGATCACCCATTCGTTACCCATAAGCGTGTAGTTCTCGCCACCTGTGTTGTAGTAACGTTGGTCAACAACGTCCATACGAGCAGGTCTGATACCAAGCTCTGCTAGTTCCGGCTTACTCCACTTGCGGAATATCTGCCGTGGGTATCTTATACCACCGATTGTCATTTCTCTGGGTGTCTTGATTACACCAAATGCTTCTGAATACCACATAATATTACCTCGCGTTAGCTGTTTTGAATGGGGTTTCGGCGAAGGCCATGTACAGGTAATCACCGCCACTTGTATTCCAACCTCCAGATGTTGTCCTTACTTTGAACCCATTGGATAGATAATCACCAAAGTCATCCCCACTTGTGGTCTCGGCACCATAAGTATTTGCTCTGAGATGCTTGGACATAACATTATAAGGATCACAAGCGGTATTCTGTATTCGCCAATCTTGCCCAGAAGCATCATATCTTTTTATCATCACCCAAGCGGGTTTGAATCCCGTGTAGACGAATACTCCGTCTGAATCACCATTGCCTTCGTAGCTACCTATCTTTGAATATCCTTCTACTGAATGGAAAGCGTAAATTATATTGTCACCTGTAGAATTCAGATCACTATAGTCGCCCA